TGCGATTTTTTCCCAGTGCTTTGGCGGCTTTGTTGTTGCTGCCGTGCTCCATTACCGCTTGAATGATCTCGCGCTGACGATCTGTCGCGCAGTAGTCCAGCAAGTTAGAATCAATCATCGTCATTGTTCCCATTTTGGAAAGTGAGCCCGACCAGAAAGTGCTGCACTATCTGCATTCTCCCGACCAGCCGTGCAATTGAATCTTCGTCCCTGTAAAAGTAACCTGGCATTTCCAAGGTGTGCTGGTCTTTGTATTCGCTGATTATCATCAGGCCACTTATATCACCGGATGATACATCCGCAATCTTTTGCCTGAGTATTGCAATGATCTCGGCCTTGACTGGGTCCAGGTTTATCACGTTACTCATCTGCCGCCCCGTTAATGGTTTTGTATTTGACGTGCAGCTGCTTAAGCTCGTCGATGGTGTGTTTTGCTGGTAAATGCGGGCCTTCGAGCCATTGTACCTGACTTATACCGATTTTCTGTATTAAATTTGCTCTATAGTTTGTGATGTTGCCTGAGAGATGGTTATTGCATGGCGAGCATTGCTTGTGGCAGTTAAGCTCGTTAAAGCGTAATTCAGGCGATGAACCAACAGATTTGTAATGTCCGGCGTGATACTGGCCAGAGTGATGGCGTTGGCAAGATATGCACGCCAATGCCTTGTCGCGGGTTCTGATCCATTTGTTGAATTCGGTTTGTACTTTTTTTATCCAATATGGCCTGTCATTATCTTGTGCCGTTTTCCTCATCACCCTGGTTTCGGCTTTGTGCTTTTTGGTTTTGATTTGCTGGCCCCAGGCGACCATGCACGCGACCTGATTGCAGGTTTTCTGGAATGATGAGAATTTGCTCTCGTAACTTTCGCCGCATATTTTGCACTTTTTCATTTTGGCTTTATTTTCTGCCATTGATTGTCGGTCCCTTTTTTGCGGTAGTACTCTTTGATTTGTTCAAGCGTCAATTCTTTAACTGGGTGGGTTCTGTTTTTCCATCCTGGATCCCTGGGAGTGCTCACTTGTGAATGCCGTATTCTGACGGGTCTGTCAGCTTGATACCTTTGCCAGTCAGGTGTACGCATACCGCATCGAGGTACTCGGCATGCTGTTTCACGCTCATTGCAGAAGTCACGGGGAACTCAAAAGGTTCAACCATCAATTCCAGCTTTTGCTCATAGTTCATCGGTTTTATCAGTCGATCGTATTTTTCCCGATATTCTGGGCTGTCTCGCCTCAGGATTGGCACGCCAAGATGCAACTTGCAATACGCTCGCACTTCGGAAGACTTCATGTCTCCCTGCTGCTGAGCCTCCAAAAACCACTTGTATTGCAGCCGGTTCTGATTTGCTGACCTGTCTTTGCACATTGGGCGGATAATCACCTCTGCCGGGCAGTCCAGCTCCCAGTTAGAAATAAACCGCATCACACCTTCGCGTTGCTCCTGGTCTCTGATGACAAAGTATATTTCCTCGGCTTTCATTTCCTGGTGCCGATTTTCAGCGTCTTATTCCATTTGCTTCTAACCAGCGCGGTATCTAGTTCAGTTAGTTTGCAGTTGTTTTGATCGTCGTGCACATTATTGATCGCAAACAATCTTTGGTTGACAATCCTGCTGATTTTAAGGGGGCTCAACCCGTATTTTTCTGCCAGCTGCCATTGCCTAACCTTTTTGCCTTCGTATTCTTTTCGGATTTGTTCTGCTGTTTCGAAGTCCATTTTATTTGCCTCCACAAATATTTAGATGATGTTGGGTGTTCCGTAGCGAGTGACAAGCCGGGCAGATCGGAGCCAGGCTGATCATCTGACCAGGCTTGATTCGTCGAGCGTCTTTCAGCAGTGCCTTGAACTCTCCAATGGTCGGCGGGAACGTCGGGTGCCGATCAATTGCCAAGCTCAACGCTGCCTTAACCTGGTCGGCAGTGTATTTTTCCAGCTGCACGTACCAAAGCCGCTTGGCTGGTATCTCGTCCTGGCCTTTCAAAAAGTTCGGATAAGCAACCTTCAGGTAACCGAAAAGGTGATTAATTATATCCTTGCGATCACCAGTTGCTGTTTGTCGCAAGCTCTCTGGCGCTTCGCGGTTCATTTGTTGCATTGCGTGGGTAGACAGATTTCCAGCCGTTTGCATTTGCATCCTCCACAAGGTCTATCGGGTTATTGCCAGC